GCGCCGCGTGTCATCTGCGGGGCGAACACCGCGCCGGTGCCAGACGAGGGCGTGATCGTCGGTGCGGCGGTGTAGTCGTTGCCGGGCGCAGTCACCGCGGCCGTGGCGATGCCGTAGCGGATGGCGGCCACGGTGATCGTCATGCCAGAGCCTACGCCAGTGATCGCTGTGGTCGCCGCCGTGGTGCCGCTAATCACGGCGGAATAGCGGCTAACGTTATGCACCACAGCCGTCGTGGCCGCGCCGTTGGCATCGACAGCGGTGACGCGCAATTGCGCTGCGACCGTGGCCGTGCCGCCGGTGATACTGACGACTGAGCCGACCGTGTAGGCTGAACCGCCGCTGGCAATGGCGAACTCAGTCAGTTGCACGGCGGCGACAGTAGCCGCAGCACCGCTGCCGCCAGCGCCAGAGAATGCCAGCGTCGCAATGGCGGCAAGGCCGGTGCCGGGGGCCGTGACATCGATGCTGGATACGCCAAAATCCGCCCCACTGATCAGCGAGACGGTGGCCTCGACCGTGGCGGCAGAGCGGTTGGTGATTGAAATATTGACCGCAGCGCGGGTGTTGGCCGGCACGACATAGAGCAGCGTGTCCGCCGTGCTGGCGGGGGAAACTTTACCGAGGGATGGCATGGTGAATCTCCTTTATCTGGAAGCGAAGAAATAGTTGATGAAGAGCGAGGCGGAAAGCGCTTGCTGTGTGGCGATGGCGGCGGTGCTGGATAACGCTTGCGCGGCGGTTTCTGCCTGGGCGCGGCTGGCGGCTACCGTCGATTGCGCCTGTGCGACCGTGGCGGTGATGTTAGTGTGGGTGTTCGTCACCAGTGTTCCGATGGCCGTCTCCGCCTGCGAGCGTGTGGTATTCACCGCCGATTGCGCCTGTGCGACCGTAGTGGCGATGTTGGTCGTGGTGGTGGACGCCAAGGTATTGACCGCCGTGGTGGTCGATGCCACCCGGCTATCCACCGCCGCGTTGAAGCTCGCCAGTGACGCAGTTGCCTTCGCATCGATGCTGGCCGCTGTGTTGCTGCCGATCTGACTGATCGCCGCCTTTTGTGCATCGCCCGTTTGCGTGACTTCGAGCACCGTGGCGCGACCGCCGATGCGGTCAATGGCGGTGCCCAGATAGGCCAGCTCCTCGGGGGTGGCGTTGGCGGCGGATGCCTGAATCTTTTGACTCAGCGCCGTGACTGCGTTTTGTAAATCCATGAGAGTCTCCTTCGGTTAAATCCCAATCAAGGTGTGGCGCTTGAGACGGCGGGTCAGCGCGGCAACCTGCGCTTGTGCGGCAGCCAGCGTCTGCGTCGTCTGCACCGCCTGCGCCGCGTTCAGTTCTGCCGCATCAATCAGCACGCCACCCACATCGGCATCGATGCGGGTGAGCGCTTCGCGCAGATTCAGCACGTCGTCTGACAGCAGGTGGTCAGGGTGTGGCAGCGGGTAGCCGCGCGGTGTCGCGCTCGCGGTCGCGTTTGTAGTCGTAGTGGTGCTCATCTCAAGTCACCACCACGCGCAGACGCCGCACGAACGGGCGATGCGCGGGAGAGCCCGCCAGATTGAGCTTGACCCGCGTCGTGCGGTCTGCGCCCACACCCACTAAAGAGGCCACCTTGTAAGTGCGCTCCACCCAGTTATTGCCGACCGGCACGCCGCCGGTGAGTGGCAGCGTCACGTAGCTGTTGGCAGCACCCGATTCGGCCTGCACCTCGATACTGGCCGTGCCGGGCAGCAGCACATCAAACGTCACCGTGATCGTGAAGGTGGCGGCGGCAGGAACAGCACGGGAGACATAGTTACCCGTGGCCCCCAGCGTGCCGAACACCATCTGCGTGCCCGGATAAAGGATCGGGCTGCTGGTCGCACTGCCCGTCAAGCGCGCCGACACTGCCAGGTTGCCGGTCAGAGCTTCTGCCAGTGCCAGACCCTGCCCATCGGAAACCGCATGAATGCGCCCCTGCGCATCGGTCAGCAGAAACTGCACATCCGTCCCCGCCGCTGGCCGCTCCACGCCAGCCAATGCCATCAGGTTCGACAGCGCCGTGACCGAGAAACTACCCAGACTGACGGTTTTGGTGGTCTGCGTGAAGTTGGCTGCGAGCAGGCGGAAACTCAGGTCTTGCGTTTGATGCGGCGTCCAGGTGGACGCATTCGAGGACGAGAGCAGCACGCCGATCTGGTAAGGCTGCGCCTTCACCCAGCCGGTACGCGGGTCGAACTTGCCGAGTTCGGCCACCGCTACCGCATGGTCGGCGTCGTCGGTGAGCAGCACCAGCGCATATTCACGGTTGGCTTCCAGCGCCACCGCATCAAAGCTGATGCGCGTCGGGTTGCCATCGGTCTTGATGGCGGACGCCAGCAAGCGGCCTTCGGAGAGCACGACACCTGTGGGCATGCCCACCTGCGTCTCACGAATCTGCACGACCACCGGCGAATTGCCGCCACGGGCGGTGAACCACAAATCCACGCCGCCCAATACGCGGCGCTCGGGTAGCGTGAAGGTTTGCGCCAGCGGATCGACATTGACATTAAAGCGCTGCATCACCGTCGTCGTGATGCGCCGGCGCGTCTCGGTCGTGATGATGCCGCGACCGATATAGGTGGCTGCACCGCGACTGCCACCTGCGCCGAGAAACTCGACCAGCTTCGAGCCAGAAGGGATGTTCGGCGGCACCTGGAATGACCCAGTGAGCAGCCCGCTTGCATTGGCTGCAGTGTTCGCCGGCTGGGTGAGGGTCAGTCCGTCAAAGCGCAGCGTGGCGAGTTGCTCCGTCGGCCCAAAACCCTCCGCGCGATACGCCACGCTCAACTGCCGCAGGAACTGCGCGCCCACATTGACCGAACTCAGCACCTGCTCGGCACGGCGCACGTCCACCACGGTTTCGCTGTTGCCAGCGCCCAGAATCATCCGCTCGGTAATGTCAGAGGCCCACGAGGTGTTCGTCAGCGTGAATTGGTCAATCGACGGATTCAGCGTCACCGTCGCGGGAATAGGGGCAAAGGCCTGATATGGGTTGATCTTCATCGAACCGGTGCGGGCCAGTTGCTCCACGACGGGAGTGAGCGTGTAGTCCAGCGTGATGATCTGGTTGCCGTTGGTTTGCGCATGGTGCGCATTGGCAGCAATCGGCAGGGTCAGCACACCCGCCACAATCGCGCCGGTTTGCGCCACACCCTGGTCGCGCATGTCGTCATCGAAGAAGTTGTCGACGAACAGACCGCGCTTGGCGGCAGGCTCGCGGATGCTGGCGTCCACACGCAAGCGTTCCTGCGCCATCAAGTCATACAGATCAAAAATCTGTGACTGCATCGCGGTCAGTTCCGACACTTTGATGGTGCGAACCGCCACATTACGCACCTCGGGCGTCGCGCCCGTTGCCCACGACTGCACGATCTCGGCCAGCGCCAAGCGGCCCGCCGACACACTCGGCGCAGCCGGGTTGCGCAACTGGCTGATGCCCTTGACGCGCTCGATCTGACCATCGGCGGTGATCGCCAGCACATCGATGCGCGGCAGACGCCACTTGTAGTCGATGTACATGGTCGAGCCGGTCACGATACCGGTCACGGTGAAACCGGTGTCGGTCAGGTCGGTTGGCGTAACACTGGCGATAAACTGGTAGGTGACCTGGTAGCTCGAACCGGGGGCAGGTTCCGCACCGGCAGGCGACCAGTCGATCTCATCGCCCACCAGGGAAAAGTCGGTGCCTGCCGCGTAGGTGGTGGTGCCCTGCTTGATCAACGTCACCGCCACGATGGCCGCATCCGGCAGCACGTCACGCGCGCCGGTGAATGCGCCATGCTGCACGGTAACGGTCTTTGACTGCGTCACCTTGACATCGAGGACATTCGCCAGCGGTGGACGGTTGAGGGTGACCACCATAGCTCCGTTGGACGCGGGGTTGAACACCTGCGGCTCGCTGGCCACCGTCTGCAAGTCCGGGTCGATGGGTAGGCGCAGGCGTTGCGATTGATCGCGCGTCACCTTGAAGCCGCCGATGTTGGCGCGGCCTTCCGCCACCGACAAAACATGCTCATTGGCCGTCGTATCCGTGCTGAGAAAGCGCACGCCGAGACCCTCGGTCACATAGTGGCCGTTGGCATCGAAGTCATACCGGGCGAGCGATTGAATCACGCCATCGAGCACGGGCGGCTGGCGTCGGTTCTCCAATACGGCGTTGTCCAGCGCATAGACCGCATGGAAGTCGCCGCTTTGTCCGTCCGACACACCGGCGCCCATCCATCCCCAGACCAGGGTTTCTTGCAGGCGGCCCGCACCCGGTTCCTGATAGTTGCGCACGCCCACAGCAGGCTCGCGCAAGGCAGGGTCTTCCAGTTCGGTGATGCTGCGGCTGCTGTAACGCACGCCGACGGCGATGCGCCCGGCAACAGGCACGGTGAATGATGCAGCAGATACCGGGCGCACGGCACCGCGCAGGTAGAGGCTAGCCGCCTCCAGCGTGACCGCGCCAGTATCGGCGTTGATGCGCAGCGTGCCACCGACGACGATATCGCCGTCTTTCAGCAAGGCGTCGGCCACGCCTTGCACACGGTGCATCAGCGCCGACTGGATTTCGTTGAGTTCGCGCGATTGCAGGCCGTCACCAGCACGGAATAAAAGCTGGCTGTAGTGCTTGGCCGGGTCGAACAGGTTGTAGTAACGCTCGAGCATGATGGGGTTCCTTAGAAGGTGACGACGAATTCAAAGGTCTCGCGCGTCGATGGCTGGCGCACGATGGGCACGGAGTTCTGCAAGACCAGCAGAATGCCGGGCTCGCTCATCTGAGCGGGCAGGAAAAACTTCTGACCGGGCGGCAGGGCGGTGTCGGTCTGGGTGCCGACAAACAAGCCCTGCTCGCGGATGACGG